GGCGAACACACGGCGAATCTTCAATGACACATGCATCCTGCACCGAGGAAGAGTTCATCGAACTGTGGCGCACGCATCAGAGTGCGATTAAGGTCGCAACGGCGCTCGGCGTCAGCCCCCGCGCCGTGTCGCTGCGCCGACGCTACATTGAGGGCAAACACGGTGTCACGCTGGAGGCCGTTGATGCGAGGGCGCGGTACTACAAACACCTCGCGCCAGTCGAGCACAACGCGCGGCGGCATCTGGAGGTTGACAACGGCGTGGTGCTGGTGTTCTCCGACGCGCATTTCTGGCCTGGCGTGCGCACAACGGCGTTCCGGGCTCTGGTGCAGTTCATACAGAAGTACAAACCGAAGGCCATCGTCTGCAACGGCGACGCCTTTGACGGCGCTTCGATCTCGAGATTCCCGCGCATCGGCTGGGACAGCAAGCCCAGCATCATCGAGGAACTGAAAGCCTGCCGAGAGCACCTTGGCGAGATCGAGGAGGTTGCCGGGAAGGCGGTGCTCTACTGGCCGATGGGGAACCACGACTCGCGCTTCGAGACGCGCCTGGCCGCCAACGCGCCCGAGTTTGAGGGCGTCAAGGGGTTTCACCTCAAGGATCACTTTCCCGCCTGGCTGCCCTGCTGGAGTGTGTGGATCAACGACAACGTGGTGATCAAGCACCGCATGAAGGGCGGCATCCACGCCACGCGGAACAACACCTTGAACGCCGGCAAGACGATGGTTACCGGCCACCTGCACTCGCTGAAGGTCACCCCGCTGGACGACTACAACGGCACGCGCTGGGGCGTTGATACCGGCACGCTGGCCGACCCGCGAGGCCCGCAGTTTCGGGATTACTTGGAGGACGCCAGCACCGACTGGCGCAGCGGCTTCGTCATGCTGACGTTCAAGAACGGCGCGCTGCTCTGGCCCGAGGTGGTGCGCGTCATCGAAGAGGGTAAGGTCGATTTCCGAGGGTCAATCATCGAGGTGTGAATGAATACGCAGGAGAAACAGATGCAAGTTCACCTGATTTTCGAGAAGCACGAGCAGCGCGAGGCCCTGATGGCGATGTTTGCGCAGAACATGCTCACGGCCCTGCGCGACATCGACAACGCGGCCAGGAACTGCCTAAAGCACGGCGGCGACCCCGAGCAGGCGCTGCAGCACATCAGGACGCTGGTGCATGAGTCAATGGGGTTTCTGGACTAGTGCCTCTCCTGCGGCAACCCCCGCAGAAGCTCCCGGTACGCCACCAGCGCGCAGGTGACGTCCTGCTGCGAAAAGTCGAGCAGCATCTGCAGCCGCTTGATCTCGGCGTCATGCTCGCGCAGGCGCTGCTGGGCGTCGTAGGCAAACTGGACGAGGCTCTCTTTGCTCCAACTATCGAAGTCAGCCATCACAAGTCCCTCAGCGCCAGCAGCACCACGATGCACAGGGCGCAGATCGCGGCCACGGCCCGCAGGACATCGGTGGCGATGACCTTGAGCATGTCGTGCTCGGGCTCGTCAGGAATGCCGATCTCGGTGGCCGCCTCGGCGGCTTGTGGGTGGCGACCCTGCTCGTCGCAGCCCAGCGGGATGCGCGGCTGGCGCAGGATCGTCGGCTCGGTTCCGTCGTTGAAATAGTGTTCCATCACTTTTCCTCGTAGAGTTTCCCACCACACTGCCCGCCCTCGTCGGAAGCGTCGATACAGTAGGGTCGCAGGTCAGCGCCGGCGCGAGCAGAGAGCATCTGCCGCACCAGCGGGTTCGGGTGCTGCGCGCGGTTGCAGCGTAGCACTCCTTCATTGCCCTCACCACGCTTCAGGCGCGAATGCTTGCACGACTCGCACCGCTCGCGGCGCTGCCACCAGGCCAGCGTGGCGGGGTGAGGGGTCAGAAATCGTTGGTCGAGTTGCATCAGAAGCTCGGATTCTGCTGGCACCAGCAGAGCTGGCCGCTGGCGTCGTAGCCGACGCCGTGGCAGTCGGGGCAGGGGTTGATGCCGTGGCGGGCGAGGCGGTCTGCGGCTTGGGCGCGGATGGCGGCACTGCACCTCCGAGCCTCAGCCCCATTTCGGATAATCAAGTATTGCCCAGCCACAGCGGCTTTGTTTGCGCTTTCGGCCACGGCGTCGCACACCTTCGCACACGCCTCGCGCTCCTGGGCCAGTGCCGCTGCCGCATAGGTTCGCATCTGTTCTGCCCACGCCGCATAAACATGCGGAGAAATTTCGCGGTGCAACTCCATAAAAGGTTCCGGCAGTGGGGGTAGTTGTTCGCTTGTCATTCCTTGCTCCTTGCGCGGATGGCGGCGACGCAGTCTTGTGCTGCTTGGATTGATCGGCAATCCTCGTGAGACAACACGTTGTCCGCTGTCTCGCGTATCTCCTCTATGACCGATTCACACACCCGCGCACACGCCTCGCGCTCCTCCAACCGAGCCTGCTGGGCGGCTTTCTCCAGTGTGCTCATGCCTCCTCCTTCAGATACGAGTTCAACCGCTTGATCTTGCTCTCGTAATACTTCACCATGCCATCGGCATATTCCCTACTCGACTGCGCGCTCAGCAGCCCGCGCTTGGCGTCCTCCAGCTCGCGGGCGGCGAGGACCAGGGCGGCGGGTGGTGTGAACCACCCTCGGACGATTTCCAGCGCTCTCATGCTCTGCTCTCCTGACTGTGGCGGCACCTGGCCGCGTATTCCCAGACGCTCGAGACCTGAACGATCTCCGGGTTCTCGGCCTGCACGCGGCAGGTGCTCCACCTCGCCCATCGGTTGCACGCGCTGGGCCTGACGAACCCGATCACGCGGAGATTCGACAGATACGTGCGGGCCGAGGCCATCTGTACGCCAAGTTCGACGGCCAGCTGCTGCGCGGTGCAGGGCTCGAGACGCTTGACCGCCTCGAGGGCGTCAAGCATTCGGGCCGTGAGGTGCGTGGCGTTCATGCTGCGGCCCACCTCACGAGAACCCACGCCAAGCCGGTGCCGATGGCGATGGCCAGAACAATGTCGGCCAACGGGCGCGGGCGACGGGCGCTGCGCTGCGCGATGTACGGATGGCGGTTCATACACGGACTCCCTCGTATCGGGCGCGCAGCCCGTTGAATTCATCGGCCACGCTACGCGCAGCCTGCTCGGTGCGGCAGTCGGCCACAACGCTCGCGTGATCGGTGCCGGCAATCTGCCGCACAACGAGCCACCGCTCGCCGGATTTGCGCACGCTGTACGGCCCTGCAGTGGGCTCGGTGGTGATGTCAGATCGGATCATCGCTGGCCTCCACGGTGGCGTTGTCGCGGATCTGCTGGGCGCGTTGCTTTGCGGCGTCGGTGATCTCGGCGCGGAGATCGGCCGGCAGCGTGCGGATGCGTGGCTTGAGGGCGTTGAGCTCGTCCACCGTCTGCGCGGCGTCGATGGCGGCGAGGAGGTCGGCGGGTTCGGACTCGGGAGCAGCGGGAACGATTTCCACGACCTGCTGGCGTGAAGGCGGGGCCATGTCCTGCGCCTCCTCCTCGGTGTACGCACCGACAACCACGCCGGGGAACACCGTGCGGATGCCTTCGCTGATGCATCGGGAGCGCAGCATCTGGCGCGGGTACTGCCGCCACGTTGGGTTCTTCGTCAGCCCAGCGCGTTCGGCCATCGCGTATGTCCACTCGATCTCGACGCTGCCGCCCTGCGGATGGGCAAACGTGCCAGAAACGGTCTGCTCGGTGTAGGTGCCCCAACGCACCGACCCGCCTGCGGCCTGGAAGCGCGCCAGCATGGCGTCGGCCTTGAGGGCGGGCCTGCCGTTGATGATGTGGAACTCCTGCACCGCCTTGGCCGGGTGCATGCCCTCGGCTTGCGCGATGAGCATGAGGGCCATCGCCTGCTCAGGGGTTTTCATGCCGAACAGGCCGGACTTGGCGACGGATGCGGCCATGCGTTCGATTTCAGAGACGGGGACGAGAGCGGTCATGTGTGTGGCTCCGGTGGTTGGTGACTAGAAAGAGGTCTTCGCCTGCAGCTTCTGCACGATGGCATCGACCTCGCTGAGGAACGTGATGATCTCGCGTTCCAGACCCGCGATGAATTCGGGATTACGCTGAACCCGCTGGACGTACAGCTGCAGATCAGCGGGCATGCGCGGGTCAAACGACACGAAATCGCACCACTCGCGGCCGGTGATCCACATCTGGCCTTGAACCTGGGCCGTGTGTTCCTCGGGCATCCCGGAGAGCCAGGTTTCGAGGTGGTTGGCAGAGTTGAAGGGGCACTTGATCTCGATGAGGCCATCGGACGCCGAGCCGGTGGCAGGGCTGCGCTCGGTGACGAGCCCGTCCGGGCTGCATCCCACCGCTAGCGTCGGGTGCTGGACGAAGCCGACAGCCTCGACGTTGACGAGGTGCGCCTCGTTGTACGCCTGCAGCGCGAAGGGCTCCTGATCGGTGCCCCACTGCATCGCTATCGTGCGGGCCACGGGCGCGGGCTGGCCGGTCAGGCGTTCGATGACTTGCTGCCAGAGGTACGTCGTGCGGGCGGCGGACGGGTTCCCAGGCTCGCCGGCCTTGGCCTGCGCGGCGGTCGGCTTATTTCGGGCCAGGACATGCTTGAACCCGCTCGCCGTGACCTTGCCCACGCGGGCAGCCAGCCAGGCGTCAGTGCGTTGCTCGAGTACGGTGGTGTCTGTGGTCATGCGGCCTCCTGGGCGATGAACAGACCCTCGGGCGGCGTCTCGATGGTCACGCCGGAGCGCATGTCGGAGAACAGCGTCAGGAGGAATCTATGCCCCTTGTCGTCTTCGATTTCGATGATGCGCACGAAATACTCTTCGCACGGGGCGTATCGGTGGCGTTCGGTGCGCACGGCGCTGGCCTTGATGGCCGAGACGTTGTGAATGCTGATGCTGGTGGTCATGGTGGGTTACTCCTCTTCGCAATAGTCACGGTGGATGTTTGCCTGCTCGATCAGCTCGGCGCTGCGTTCGGTGATCTCGGTGGCGCGGGCGGCCTCGAACCGCTCACGCAGGAACATGCGGGCGAACCCGGCCTGCCGGTCGCTGCCGGTCATGATGCAGGCCAGCAGCACGGCGGCAGGCGCGTCTTGCAGCTGCGCGTCGTGGATCGAGTTCGTCTCGACGGGCTTGCTGCTGGCGTCGTCGTTGCAGACGTTGCCCAGCCAATCCACCACGGCGGCGGCGGTGCTGGCGATCTGCTCGGCGGCGATTTCGTCAGCCTCCCATTGGGCGAGGCCGTCGTCTTCGATGCCGACTTCGCGGGGGTCGTTGGCGACGATGTGCGCGGTCCATGTGGCGTGGTCGCCGGGGCCTAGGGTGGTGTAGTGCATGGGTTTGGTGTCCTGTGGTTGGTTAGCGTTTGTTGGCTTGATCGGCAACGAAAGCAATCGTCAGGCAGAGCATGTCCATCGTGCGGGCCAAGCGACGAGAGTTGAACGCGAGCAGTGCTTCAAGCGGCGCTGTGGAGGGTTTGAGCCGCATTAGGTCTTCGCCGTCGATTTTGATCATTTCGTCCATGAGATGGAGCAACTTGTCTGGTGTCATGTGGTTTCCTTGGTTGGTGGGCACTGGCCTGCCGTTGGCAGGTCTCTTGGTTAGTTGAAATAGCGGCGGTAGGTATGCTGGAAGATGGCCTCGTTGTCATCCTCAAGAACCGAGGTGTAGTAGCCGCCGTCGACGGCGTTTAGGCACACAATGGTGCCGTTGGGATAGATGAAGTACTGTTGACGGACGGTCAACCCGCGGATGTCGCTGTAGTAAGAGGTGGCGGCCTCGGCAACCTCGGTGAGGCAACCGGTGTTGATGTCTTGGAAGAGTTGGTTTGCGTTCATCTCGTTGCTCCAGTTGGTGTGTCGATGGGTGAACTATAAACGATCCGTTTATCCCGTCAACCCCTATTCCGACAGAATCGCAGGGATTTATGCGACTCTCTGCGCCGACCCCTTCCCATCCGTATCCACGCCGTGTTACAGTCGTATCCCATGACGATATCACCCCCACTGGCTCACAGCCTGAGCCTGCACCCCGACTCCGAAATCATCGACAACCTCGGCGGCCCGACTGCGCTGGCGCGACGGCTCGGTTTCGGTGCCGGCGGCCCGCAGCGGGTGGCGAACTGGAGGAGGCGGGGCATCCCGGCGCTAGTGAAACTGCAGCACGCTGGGGTGTTTCTGACGGTGGCGTTTGTGGGAGGCCATCGGTGAGATTCGGCAGCGTATGCAGCGGCATCGAAGCCGCCAGCGTGGCGTGGCATCCGCTTGGTTGGCGTGCGGCGTGGCTGGCTGAAATTGAGCCGTTCCCATCGGCGGTGCTGGCCCACCACTACCCAGAGGTGCCAAACCTGGGCGACATGACCACGCTGCCAGCGCGCATCCGGTTGGGTGAGGTCGAAGCACCTGATGTGTTCTGCGGCGGCACGCCCTGCCAAGCCTTCAGCGTTGCCGGCCTGCGCCGGTCCCTTGACGACGCGCGGGGAAACCTGTCGCTCACCTTCTGCGAGATCGCAAATGCAATTGATGATGTTCGACGAACCCGAGGCGAACCAGAGTGCATCGTCTTCTGGGAAAACGTGCCCGGAGTCCTTTCAACCCGCGACAACGCCTTCGGATGCTTCATCTCCGCGCTTGCTGGATGCGATACCCCCATCGACCCGCTGGCCGCGACCGGGTGGACCGACGCGGGTGTGGTTGCTGGACCCGAAAGAACAGTTGCCTGGCGCGTCTTGGATGCCCAATATTTCGGCCTGGCCCAACGACGCAAGCGTGTGTTCGTTGTCGCAAGTGCTCGAGACGGGTTCGATCCCGCAGCGGTTCTTCTTGAGTTCGACGGCGTGCGCCGGGATTCTGCGCCGAGCAGAGAAGCGGGGAAAGTCGCTCCCACCATCCCTTCACGCAGCACTGCAGGCGGCGGCCTCGGAACCGACTTTGACTGCGACGGAGGAGTAATTCAGCAGACATGGTGCATCAAGGGCGCCGCCATCGGCAGAAAGCCAGAAGCCGGGCCGCAGCATGGTGAGGTGCTTGCTGATGTGGCGTATACGCAGAACTGCGTAGACCAGCACGCCGTCGTTTCCATGTGCCTCAACGCGGGGGGGGCAGCGGCGGCTGGATGCGGAATCGGAGACGCTGATTCCTACCATCGGGGGCGGCTTCGATGGGCCTGTCGGCATCACCCTCCACGGCACAGATGGCACAGCCAGCGTGGCGAGCCTCACCGACCTATCCAGCAGCCTGCGCGCTCGCATCCCGAGCGGCGTGGAGAACAGCACGACGACGGCGGTGATGCAGCCGGTCACCTACGACTTCTTCAACATCACCGCGCCCGTAAATCGGCAGTCGCGCGAGCCCGGTGACCCGTGCCACACGCTGGCAAGATCGAATGCGGAGCACGCGGTGGTGATGCAGCCGGTGGCACTGCAGGACGTTCGCGCCATGAACAAGGCCCAGAACGGGCGCGGATGGAACGACGACGGAACGGCGTACACCGTGGACACGCACGCTACGCAGGGGGTGGCGGTGGCGTTCACTCAGAACAGCCGCAGCGAGGTGCGTCAGATCGGCGGCGACGGTCAGGTGGTCGGCGCGCTGGCAGCTGATGCTGGCGCGCAGCAGCAGAACTACATCGCCTTCCACCCCACCCAAGACCCGATCAGCAACACCGATGTTTGCCACGCCATCGGCACCGGCAACGGGCAAGGGTGTGCGACGGCGGCGGTCTTCGTCCAAGACGACACGACTCCCAAGGTTGGCGATGACCTTGCAAACTGCCTGCGCCGTGATGCCGGCGGCGAGGGTGCGTGCGTGCTGCCACCTGTGTCCATGCAAGTGCGCCGCCTAACCCCCGTCGAGTGCGAGCGCTTGCAAGGTTTCCCTGACGGCTACACCGCCATCCCGTGGCGCAAGAAGCCCGCAAGCGAGTGCCCCGACGGCCCGCGCTACAAGGCCCTCGGCAACTCCTGGGCGGTGCCGGTGGTGCGGTGGATCGGTCGGCGTATCGCGGAGCATCTCGCATGACCCGCCGCCGCGAAACCCTCCGCGAAACCATCGCCCGCAACCAGGCGAGCATGGACCTCTACGCCGCACTCAGTGACCGGCCACGGGTCGAGCTCACCGCGCCGCCGCCTCCAAAACCTCGAGCCAAACGCCAGCCCAGCACAGACGCCACTGAAGCCGACGTCATGCGCGCAGTGTTCGACCTGCTGCGGGTGCATCGGCGCGTGGCGTGGTTCATGCGCCTGAACTCTGGCGCGGTGCAGGACGGGGATCGCTACACGGTGTTCTATCGGCTGTACATGCGCGGCATGTCTGGCATCACGCGCGGCGCAAGCGATTACCTCGGGCAGCTCACCGATGGGCGGCTGTTCCTGCTGGAGTGCAAGCGGCCCGGTGTGCGCAAGGGCACCATCGAGCAGGAGATGCTCATCGGCGCGTGTCAGGCCAACGGCGGCGTTGCTGGCATTGTGCAGTCGGTGGAGGATGCGATTGAGATACTGGGGGAGCCGTGAGCACAGCGCGTGTTCGTATCGGTGCGGGGGAGCCGTGAGCGACCACCAGCCCGCGCACTCGCCACGCGACACGTACCGGGCTTCGGCGTGCGATGGTAAGGTCAGTTTTTCATCGTTCACTCAGGCCCAGCTCGTCGCCGTGCGTGGCACCAGACGCGGCAAGTCTCGGCAGGTATACCACTGCACTTTCTGCCATCAGTTTCACCTCGGGCGCAGGCCCGCACAACCGCGCCAGAGGCGCAGAGAGGACATAGATGATCGACATGACGGCGATTAGGGCTAGGGCTGCCGAGATAGTGGCGGCACAGATAGCGGCAGAGACGCCGCATCATGAGGAGAGACGTATGCTTCAGTATGGACAGATGACGCTGACGGTCGAAATCGTGACCCCGGCGCTTGCGAAGAAGTGGCTGGAACAGAACACGGGCAACCGTCGCCTGCGCGAGCCAACTGTGGCGCAGTATGCGCGGGACATGGAGACACTCCATTGGGAACGTAAGCCCGTGGCAATCTGCTTCCTTGAGACGGGCGCTCTTGGAAACGGTCAGCACACACTCAACGCCATCGTTCGCAGCGGACGCCAACAGGAGCTGCTGGTGGCCCGAAACGTGCCGCGCGAAACGATTGCGGCAATGGATCGCGGACTGACTCGCACGATCAACGATGTGGCGAATTTTCTCGGAGCAGAGCTCGAGAGCCGCAAGGCCGGCGTGGCGCGCCTGATCAGGTACGGCCCGAGAGATCAGGGCTCCAAGTCATTCAATGAGCTGCTGGATGCTTACCAAGATCACGCCGATGTTGTTGATTTCGTGTGTTCTGGAACTCGCAAGACTGCCGGCATGAGCTCTGCTGTTTTGGCTGTGTGTGCGAAGGCCGCATACTCGCAAGACAGGGACAAGATTCAAAGGTTCATGGAGGTGCTGCGCACGGGGATTGTGCGAGGTGAGCACGAATCGGCGGCAATACGGCTGCGCGACTTCACACGCTCACTGCGCGGGGCCAGCAGTCCGTCGGTGCGCGAGGAAACGTACAACAAGACCATGAGCGCCTTGAGCAATTTCCTGCAAGGCAATCCCATGTCGAAGCTGTACGGGACACATCTTGATCTGTTCCCGGCAGCAGGTGAATTCTGAGGAGACCATCGCATGAACTACGACAACACCAACCGGGGCATGCTCACCCGCAACGACAAGCAGGGCAACGAATCCCGCCCCGACTACCGTGGCTCAATCAACGTGGCCGGGGTTGAATACTGGCTGTCGGCCTGGATTAAGGAGGGACGCGAGGGCACGAAGCTCGAGGGGCAGAAGTACATGTCCCTCAGCGTTCAGCCCAAGGATGCCTCTTACCCCGCCGCTGCGCCTGCGCCGGCTCCTGCGGCAGCGCCGGCACCGGCCGCACCGAGGCGTCCGTCTCAGGCCGAGAGGGACGCTCAGGCCATCGCGGAGCGCAGGGCTCGGGAGACTGCGCCGCGTGCATCGAGCGGAACCGGGTTCGATAGCATGGACGATGATGTGCCCTGGTAGGGCTTGACGACCGCCCGCATGAGCGGGCTATACTATAAGCGGGCCGGATGACGTTCCGGCCCGTCCGTCTGTTTGTTTGTGAGGTGAAAACGTGAACCCTGATACGCATCCTTTCGACCTTGCGCTGAAGAACCTGCGCGGGGAAAGCCACTGGCACGACGCGCTGGTGCAAGTAGGCGATTCGCTGGACATGGCGAAGAAGATGCTCCTGCAAAGTCGAGTGCGAGACTTTACGGGGGCCGATGTCGTGGCTGTGAC